CGCCGTGCAAGAACTGCCATCACCCGTGGCGACCACGCACTCGTGGCATCGATTACTTAACATTCCAAATCTCATAAAATCAGGGTTCTACCAGACCGACCGACCGAATGCGCGCATGTTCGACGTGCACGGGACGTCACCGCTTCACCGCGCGACACAGGACGACGCCGAAGACATTCTCAACATACTGCGAACGCAGGCGCAAAGTCTTCGACTGTGCAGGTGCGTCGACGAGGATTACGTCCAGCGTGTACTAAAACTCCCGCACGTGTTCGTCGGCGAGGGAAAATTCGTCTGTCTGTTCGAGGTTGGATACAGGGGTGCGAACGGCGTCGTGAACAGGCAAGCCGACGTGCTTCACGCCGTGGGCGAAGGTGCCCTCTGGGACGCGACGATCCTGGCGAAGAACGCCGGGTTCGACGTCTTGAACTGTCTGGACGCGCCGTTCTCGGAAGAGGAGCTCACCGCGCGTCGATTCATTCGTGGCACGGGTGCCCTTCATTACTACCTGTACAACTGGAAACTCGACCGACCGCTGAAAAACAACGAACTTGGATTTGTGTTACAGTAGTAAGACATGGAGGCGATTCGAAAGCATCACAACCTCGTCAAGCGCGAGCTCATCGCGTTCGCGTGCACGCCCGAGTGTCACGTGTTGGACGTCGGGTGTGGGTTCGGGGGCGACCTTCCGAAATATAAAACCGCTGGGGTCACGAATTTGAACATGTGCGATCCGGACGAGTCCGCGTTGGTCGAGGCGCGACAGCGTGCGAAAAACTTGGACATGCGTCGCGTCAACTTTTATCACGGCGACATACACGCCGCACCCAAACGAGTCTTCGACGTCATCGTGTACAACTTCAGTTTGCATTACTGTTTCCAAACCAGGGAACTCTTCGAGTCGACGATTCGAGAGATCAAGAAGCGCGTGAAGAGGGGTGGAACGCTCGTCGGTGTCATACCCGACAGCCGTCGGATCCTTTCCATGACGCCATACACGGACGAGGAGGGAAACTTTTTCAAAATGCGATTGCCACACGGAAACGGTGACTTTGGCGAGAAGTTGTTCGTGCAGTTAGCCGGGGTGCCGTTCTACGACGACGGACCTAAATCGGAACCGGTGTGTTACTCGGACGTGTTGATCACGTCGTTGGAGAACGCGGGATTTCGGTTACACATGTGGGAACCCCTACAGGGGGCGAGGATCTCACAGATGTACAGTAAATTTTTATTTGTGTTTAATAAGTAAGGATGTTCTTGCCCCTGCTCGTCGCCGTGAACGTCATGATTCTCACTCGCACTCGCGAACCACCCCAACTCGTGGAAGTGCGTCGCAGGTACAAGATCCTTCGCGACCACCTTCGATCGACGAATAATCTCCGATTCCAAATGTTGTGGGATCCCAAACCCCTGACGGCGTTTCACACCCTCAGCGACACGGTCGGGTACAACACCAATAAGGGCGCGAACATAACGCTGTGTTTGCAGGGGGGACCGAATGAGATCTTCCACGTGTTGATTCACGAACTCGCACACTGCACCGTGGACGTGTACGATCACAGCGAGTTGTTTTGGTCCAATTACAAGGACCTGACCAAGATATGCGTCAGTCTAGGCATTTACGAACGCATCGATGGTCCGACGCAATTCTGCGGTGAACACATTAGCGACTGACCACGTACGACTTCGCGATGTAGAACACGAGTGCGGCGACCGCGCCCGTGGCGGCTAAGCCGATCATCGAGCGAGATCCGGCGTTGTCCAAAAAGTTCGGCACGCTGGTCACTAATTTGTCCTGAACCGGTTTACTGATGGCGATGCTCGCGGCGACGCCCGCCACCAGAGCGATCAGTTGATCGTCCGTCAAATTCATGAAGTTCTTGCTCTCCGGCTTGACGGCTTCTTCTTGTTGTTGGGGCATCATCGGCATCATGTGTCCATGCGCCGGGGCTTGCATTTGCAGACCCTGCATTCTCGGCTGCTGCTGAAGCATCGGTTGTTGTTGATCCATGAAACCACCGTCTTCCATGACAAGATCGCTGATAGGCGTTGAATCCATCATTCCAGTTTGATGTTGCAAGAGATTTTTTTCTTGTTGCACAAACGCTGTCGTGGTTTCGGCTTGGCGCACGCTCGACGTCGACGTCGACGGTGGCGGTTTCGTCGTGTCCACGGACAGGGACACGTATTCTGAATCGTCCGCGAGGTTCACGCTTGAAATTGAATCGCTCATTGTTCTGTGATTGGTGCCTTATTTTTTCTTCGTAATTTTCAGCGCCGTCTTCTTATCAGCCTTTCGAGGATCGTCCTGGGTGGCGTTCGCGTGCGACGGGTTGTACATTTTCTTGTGTATGCTCCAAAACTTAGGCGACCCTACTCTGAAATTTTTACGCAAATCCGCTTTGTAATAGAATATACAATCCGTGAGTTTGTTCGACTTGGACGTGTTGTCCAACACCAAGCACTCGTAGTTTTCCGTCGTCGCGTCGAGAATCTTACAGAACATGTCGAACGTGGGCACGATCCCGAAGAAATTTTTCCACAGACGTTCCCTGTTCGCCAGCACGTTCTCCCGCAACACGAACACGTAATCGCAATTCGCGCGCAGACTGGGTGGTAAATCCATGGAGTACTGCAAGGTCAGCGCGAACCACAGCTTCCAGTGTCGACCGTTCATGAAACATTGACGAATGATCTTGTCCTTGAGGAACGATGGATTGTACATGCAGTCGTCGAGCACGACGAACGCGGGTTGGCACTTATTCTTCGCGATCATGGTCTTTTGACGAGCGACGACCCGTTCGAGCGCCTCTTTGTCGTAGTCCCCGTACACGAATAAATCCGGCACGAACGCCCCGAAGAACGAGTTCCCTTCTTCCGTGCCCGACAGCACCACCCCCGCCGGGATGTATCTCTTGTGATACATCATGTCCTTGAGGAGCTGTGATTTACCCGTGCGACGCTTGCCCACGAAAACACACACGGCGTCGTCGGGCATCGTCTTCGGGTTGAATCGCTTGAGTTGCAGGTTCATGCTCATACTACTATGTGTCACGCAAAGAATGTGCCGACTCTGACGCGAAAACTTTTGTGAGCTAATCGTAGATGTCGACAGTCGGCAGATTGAAATTAGCAGCCACGGGTTCGCTCGATGGCTGGCTCGTCGGCAAACCGTCGTACAGTCACTTCCTGAAGCGGTACAAAAGGAGCACGCCTTTCAGCGTCGAGCAAATCGAGATTCCATTCGAAGGCGGTGGCTCGATTGATTTCGGTAAGCACGTGACCGCCCTGATAGATCCAAGTCGCGGCGATCTCATCAGAAACATGACGCTCCGCGTGACCCTGACCGATCCAAAGCCCGATTTCTCGGACGAGTGGAACAATAATTATTACCCACCAAGTGTGATCAGTCACTTGATCGAGTACGCAGACCTCGTGATCGGGTCGCAAACGATCGAGCGTATCACAGGCGAATACATTTACATGAATTCGCAACTCACGATGACGTCGGACGACATCGAACAGACTGAGTATTTCCTTTCAGGGCACGGGAATTTTCTGTCGTACACCGGTCAGTACACGTATTTTCTGGACATCCCCTTCTATTTTCATCGAACGAGCGCTCTGAGCATTCCAACTGTAGCGCTCACGAAACAGATCGTCGAAGTCCGATTGAAGCTCCGACCGCTGTCGGAGATGATCTTCTATGGCTACGTCCCGGGTGTCACCGCACAGATCAAAAACATGAGTCTGGACTGCGAGTTCGCGTACGTCGGCGACGACGAACGCAATTATTACAAGACGACTCCGCTGCACTACTGCATCACCCAGCTCCAGAAGGCGGAATTCGAGATCCCGTACGGCGCGACGGAAAAGAGCGTGTTGTTGAAATTCGAGCATCCCGTGAAGGAAATGTATTTCCTCTCGCGGAGTAAGGCGTCCGTGGTGGCAAATTTTCCGAGCACGCTGAACCAAATCGAACGGGTCGAGTTGCGCTTCAACAACGAGGTCGTCTTCGATCACGACTACAAATACCTCACCTACGAGATACCTCTTCGACGTCACGTGAATTGTCCGATCATTCAGACCGTGTCCACGATCGAGGTCGCCCCCGACGCCGATCCAGACATCGTCTTCAACCACACCATCCAGGGGTGTTTCGGGGTGTACAGTTGGGCGCTTCGACCCGAGGTGTACTACCCGACGGGTCAGGTGAATTTCAGTCGCGTGGCGCACCAGTTGCTCAAGGTTCAGATCCGACAGGAGCCCGCGTACGCCGGGTACGACAACATCGTTCGAGTGTTGGCGAAGAATTACAACGTCCTCACCGTGTCCGATGGGATTTGTGGTTTAAAATTCTGATCGCTAATAGTAGAATGGCTGGTCGAACTCAGCTCCAGGTTTCTGGCGAAGGGTCGAGAGATTCGTACTTGATCGATGACCCAGAATACACGCCGTTCAAGGAGTTATTTCACAAACACACCGCGTTCGCCATGCAGACTGTAAATCTGCAACATCTCGGCGAGGGTAAACCCGATTTCGGGCAGACGATTCGCTTCAGGCTCGCATCGAATATCGGGGACGTGCTCACGAATCTCGCATTCAGGATGACGTTACCGCGGACGAATCGATCCGCGACTGGATACGTCGAATCCATAGGACACGCGATCATCGAACGCGTGGATTTCATCATGGGCGACGTCGTGATTCAGCGGTTGACGAGTGACGAATTGACCATACACAGTGAACATCACGTCACGCAGACGAAACAGAACGCGCTCGCGCAATTGATTGGAAAATACCCGATCCGCTCGGCGGGCACGAGAGTCGGAAGCAAATCCATCTTGTATTACCTCGGAAGCCAAGCGACGACTGAAACGAAATGGATCGTCGACCTCCCGTTTTGGTTTTACATGAAGCCGCACCTCGCCGTGCCCCTGTGCGCGCTCTACAAACAGGAGGTGTTCGTCGAGGTCAAGCTTCGAGACTACGCCCCACTCGTCGTGTCCTATCAAAACATCAGCGCAGACCCCGACGTGGACAACGCCACGCGACCGACGCTTTCGAGTCCAATCCATCTCGTGGACTTCACGCTCGATGCCGAGGTGGTCTTCGTGGACGAATTCGAACGCTTGAAACTTCAGCACACACCCGTGGATTACGTGATTCACCAATACCAGAGAGAGATATTTACGGTCGCCGCGGGCGTGACCACGACGCGCGTGCGCACCTCGTTCACGAATCCGGTCAAGGAGCTCCTGTGTGTGATTCAACGCGAGGACTTGGGTCAGGAATTGCAGTTCTGTTCGCCACTGGACTTCGACAACATCACCACCAACAGTGGCACTGGATATGGAAAATACACCGCCGAAGATGGTCTTGTGTTGTACGAACATCTCAAGAGCATGAGTCTGACGTTCGATGGGACACCGGTTTTGGACACGATCACCGGGAACGCGCTGTTCCTCAAGGCGGTCATGGGTGGCATGCATCACAGTAAGACCCAATTGATCAGAAGATTCTACAGTTACTCGTGGGCGCTCGAACCCGAGAAGGACACGCCGTCCGGGGCGGTCAACATGTCTTTCATAAAGGATCAATTGGTCGACTTGGTCCTTCACCCGAATCCGAATTATTCCAGACAGATACGATTGATCGCCGTGTCCACGAACGTCTTGCGCGTCGACGGGGGATATGGACGAACTTTATTTGACGATAACAGATAAGTATGGATTTTGAACAAACAGCCATAGACATCATCACCCCTGTCATGGAAAAGTCGTTCATCTTAGCCGCGCAGTACTGCGGCGCGTGTGGCAGGGACACGATCACGGCGAAGGATTTCGAGTACGCTCTCAAGTATTGTGCTCGCTACACCGTCGGAGAACACATCGGATCGATCATTCAGGACGACGACGACGACGACGGGGACGACGACGGGGACGACGACGGGGACGACGACGACGACGACATCGACATCGTCGAAGAGACGGACGAAGATGGATTCACGAGATACGACGGCGACGACGACACATTCACCAGGGTGAATCAGGCGGTGGACACGTGGGGTGAGTGGAATCCA